TGTACCTTGCCCTGTTGACTTTGCTAGTTCTGCTGTGAGGGATGCTACTTGTGCTACTGCCTTGCCGGTGGACTGCATTATTGAGTCCGCTGCTGCTCCCGACATATTCTCAAGTGAAAATGCCCTCTTTAACCCCTTTCCAACTGAGCTAAGATTCTTTGCGTAAGACTTTAAAAGTCCTGCCGGTCCACGCTTCCAACGCTCAGTGATGTCTGCGACACCGTCTTCAATATCCTTTTGAAGTTTAGCCTGATCTTCAAGAGCCTTGTTTTGATCAGAGATAATGTCCAGTTGGCGCTGAAGTGCTGCGGATGCGTTTTCAGATGCTGAAAGGTTCTTTGCCGCAAGTTCTGCGGACATCCTTCCTTGTTCGAAAAGAGTGTTAAGAACAGCCCTGTCCGCTTCCTTGACTTTTAGCTTCAGATCAAGTATTTCGGACTCTGCTTTTCCGAGCTTTTCAGCTTCAGTGACTAGCTCTTGCGCCAGTTTCTTTTGTCGTTGAAGCGACTTCAGCTGTTCATTTTGCTTTTCTTCTGACATCTATTCAGTCTTATCCCTTGAATGGGTATTTGATACCCGTTGCTCTCTCGAAATTTGCCACTGCCTTTCGAAGCTTGTATTTATCTTTAAGAACCCTTGGATCATTTAAACCGTGTTTCGCAACGGATTTCATATACTTCTTATCTCTACCGATCGCCTTTGCAAATGCAGAAAGTTCTGCCTTAGAACCCTTTACCTTCACAGGAACAGGTGAGCCACCGAACATCATATTGAGGATGCCCTTAACCGCTGAACCAAAGGTTTGCATCCATATCTCATTAACCTGTCCATTGCGGTGTGCTGAGAGATCTATTTCAATTGGTGTGATTTCTTTAGTGTTTTCCATTCTGGTTTCTCCGAAAGATTATAATACTATTCTAAATAGTCATTTCTAATAAATAAAGATGTGATAAACTGCCAGGGCGTAAGGTGATAATAGAAAGGCAAGCACAAATATTGATGATAATACCATAAGGCGAGAATGCTCACATTGCCTAATGGGCGGCGGAAAGGCTCCTTCATCGAGCAGTGTTTTTAGAATTTGCAACTTTTTGCGGGATTGAATCCTCTTATTCTCACTTTTTGTCATTTTATTTGTGCCTCAAAAACTTTACAACATATTTATATGCAAAAAAAAAGATCAAGCCATAAACCTGATCTTTTCTTTGTCTAAGAGATTGTTATCTCTTTTTGGACGCTTTCTTGGCAGCTTCAGACTCATCCTCTAATTGCTTGCTAAGTCTTTTAGCAAACCAGTTTCGGAGCCCGATGGGTAGGTTGTAAAACTCTATAAAGCTCCACCCTCCATAATACTGCATAAAGAAGAACGTCTCATAGACTTGTTCGATATACTCAGGTCCGAGCCCAAAAGAAGTCTGCCGTTAACGGCACCTCCATTTCAGTTGCGGTACCGCAAGCATTGCAATTAATTTCACCTCGAATCTCAACATTAGGAACGGCGCTTTTATATGCCTCTCTAATCTGTCGAGAATGCTTACCTGTCATGTGCTCGACAGCTTTCGCAATAGTCATCTTATCAGTGTGCCCTGAGACAGATACAATCATCGTTGTTAATTGATCTTGAATTGTTCTCTCTGGAAGTCCTGCTTTCTTTGTCGACTCCATAGCCTTCACTAGGCGTTTTTCGTCTGCGCCAGTAAGTGCCTTAAACTCAACAACCCAGTCATTATCCAGAGTAGTCGTAAAGGTTCCTGTGCCTGTCGCTTCAGAACCTTCACCAGAGCCGCCTGTAACTTGAACATCTTCGTCCAAGTCAAAAGAGTACTTCTGAGTGGCAGTGCAAGCTGGGCAAGAGATCTGAGTTGTGTACTCGGAACCGTATCCATCAATCCTAGCTTGAATGATTAGGGCGTTCTTATCGGAGACTGTCAACTGATCAGGAGTGATCTGTGAGTCGACGAGAAGTCTTTCTAAGAATTTATCAATAGCCAAGCCTTTACGGAGTAAGGTTCTACTCGATAGAATATCCTCTTCAGCAGTTGTCATCTGTCTAATCTCGACAGTGTCTTGATTATGAAGTGGATGCCCTTCAGGATAGAACTTTCCTTCCGTGGGCAAGGCGACGATAGTCGTGGGGCGGACAAACTCCAATGGAGCAAGCCCTGCGGCTGCTTGCGTGGCAGCAGTCGAATTAGACTGGCTCTTTTTTGAACCAGCCCTTTCTTCGTTGTTACGCATGATACCTCTTTTCAGTTATTATGGTAGGTTTATTATATTACAAATATTACAGGATGTAAAGGACTTTTTTAAGCTTTGCTTGCAGCCCAGAATGACTTCTTGCCGCCGCCTGTTGTGCGAAGCTCTGCCCAGTCATAACGAATCTCTAAGTCAATCATAGTCAAGTCGTCTGACTCATAGTCTAGCTCGCCGAACTTGACGTCCTTAATCCAGGCGTTCTTGAGGAACCATGACTCAACGGTTTTTCCGTCGGCGTCAATCTGGCGAATCTCAATACTTCCAAGAGTACTTGCTGCTGAAGACTTTGACATTGTCTTTGGACTAGATGAGTCTTGAATCGCTGGAGCATAGCCTGAGTCTGTAATAACCTGAGCTATCTTTGCTGCTGCATCGGGATTCACTGGATCCACCAAAGTCATAGTGACAGTGTTCCATTCCACTCTTCCTGGGTAATAGTAAGTGTGGTTAATATATTTATGTGTTGATTCTTGAATTGTAAAGCTTGGCTTGCTTACCTTCTTCAAGGTGTACATTGGGATGTTCCCGTTAACGAGGATCCATCGAAATGCTCTCTTAGGGTCTTTAACCCCCTTATCTGCGTCTGACCAAAATGCCATGTTATTAATCTCCTATAAAAAGTAATCTTGTAAGTAACTAGGCAAGGTTTTAAAGTCTTGCCTAGTTTATTTTATTTTAGTCCTCGAAAGAAGCGCCTGTGTTAGTGATAACAAAGTCGATTGCGATGAACTCGATTGCACGTGCTGGCTTCAAGTAAATCTTCGCATACATGATATTTCTATCAACCAACTCTGGTGTCGTCGTTGTCTCGTCGAGGATGATTCGGTACTCTGTCAAACCGAAGCGAGACTTAACGGATGATAAGAACGGCTCGGCTCGTGAAGTAAACCTACTCCAAGTTGCGTCTACGTTCTGATCGAACAACAGGGTAGCTGCCATTCTAGAAATTTCTTTCTTTACATAAATCATCAAGCGACGAACATTAATTCTGTCAAGTGCTGATGGCGTAACCTGAAGCGTCTTCTGTCCAAAGATTACAATCCCCTCTGCTGGGAACTGAGCGATTGGGTTGATGTTTGCTTCGTAAAGCTTATCTCTTTCCTTCGAAGTCAAACGGTATCGAGTCTGGACTACTGGCAAGCCAGCAGCGCCATTCGTCAAACCACCTCTTGTGAATCCAGCAGGTGCGAACCAAAGTTCTGAATTAGCCTCTGATGAAGCCATAGTGCCGATGGCTGCGACTGATGGTGGCGTCCAAACAAGCTTATTGCTAAGATTGTCTCTAATCTGAACCCATGGAAAGAAAGCACAGCCATAGCTTGAGTTCATAGATCTATTTTTAAGAGTCTGGGCAGCAGCGGACGGATCCGGAAGCCTATCAAGCTCTGGGCGTTTGTCCCATCCAGATGGGCAGTAGTCATCTTCTATATCGATTACTGCGAGGGCGTCGGCTCTTGCTTCACAGGTAGCAACCAGATGTCCCGTAAGCCCAGGTGTTGCAATACCAGGCATTGCCATAATATTACACTCTACAACCTCTGGATCGGCGACGATGTCAATTGCCTTCTTGACGGAATTGAATGCATATCCGGCGGCAGTATTCGTGTCACTAAACGGTTCGATCTGAGTTACATCGAGTCCATCGAATCCTCCGAAGAGTGGCATGGTGAACTTATCGAAGCCTGCGGAGAGAACCGTTGTATAATCTGCCCAGGGTCTACCGTTGATACTCGTCTCACCGTGGAGTGAGCCAATGGTGCCGTGAGTAGCATCTTTACCGAGGACGTCCTTCAGTTCACCAGCGGCGGGGATAGTTGAGGTGATAAAATCGAGTGAAAACAGCGCTCCCT